CGCCGGCTACGGCGGCGTATGCGACATTGACTCTAGCATCTGGTGGCCAGTTTTCTCGACTCTCGGCGACGTGGACGAAGGACGCGCCTCCGTGGGATGTCGGTATGGGTGCCGCATCGGTCGTGATTGGTGACGTCGAGACGACAATTGAAGATGTGCATCACGCAAGTGGCGCTGTCTGGCGGTCTGCGAGCGCGAAGATTGAGGAGGTAGGCTAATGCTTCCTGGCGTGTATAGTCCTGGCGCGGTGATTGACGCTCGCCTCCGAATCTTTGTGGACGGTGTCGAGCGAGAACACATCTCTGCAGAGTGGGAGGGCCACACTAGCGGTGGCCTGCCTGAGTCTCTGATTGCTGCGGGTGACGGTGTTTTTTCTCGCACTGGCAGGATCAAATGGGCTGCGGGCACTGCTACTACTGCAGCTCCCTTTGCGCCGGTGGGGGAGACCCGATGGGTTCCTCGTCATGGCGCCTCAGTGAAGATCGTTGCCGAGGTTAACGGCGTGACATTCCCTCGATTCACTGGCTTTTTGGGCGCGTCAACATACTCTCTGACCACTGATGAGGTGGAGACGGCAATTAGTGATGGGTTGTCGGCTGCGTTGCAGACGCCTGTGACGATTGAGCCGGCTGTGCTGTATAAGTCTCAGACGACTGGGGGCTGGACGGCGTATCAGGCGCTCGAGCAGGCGGGGTATGGTGTGCTCCCGCCGCCTCATGAGACTACGCTGATTTATGCTCCTGGCGCGTTCGGTCTAGGTGCGGGCGTGGGGGAATTTGTGTCAGCTGGCTCTGTGAGTGAGGCGGCGCCTGGGTTCCTCACCTCAACCAATACCGTCTATGTCCCTATTAAGGGCGTTGACCGTCATGACGAGGATATCCTGGCGGTTGCTCGAGCTGTCCTAGGTCGTGACGCATCAATCTCTCTGAAACTGCGTGGAGAGTCTGAGGTGATGCTGGCCTGGTCGCGAGACGCGTCTATGCTGACGCTGTCGCAGGGCGGTCAGTCCATTGGGCAGGTTAAGGTGCCATCCCCGCAGAAGTACCAGCTGTTGGCTGTCGCGATTGCGTGGGACTCAATCACCGTATGGACAGATACTGTCAACAGCCAAAAGTTTAACCACCGCTTGCGTGGTGACGCAGAGCTGGAAACAGCCACATGCTCAAACACACTAGGCCTCCATGTGTCTCAGCATGAACCTATCATCGGCGACTACTCACGTAACCATGTGGCGAAGATGACGCGAGAAGTCCCTCCGAAGATTCTGGCATCGGCAATCGCTACTGAGTCTCTCACTGCAGCACGAGGCTTTGAGAACGTGGAAGCTGCAGAGGTCGTCACGGCGTGGTGCAACGCCACGCTGTCGACGGTGTGGGTAGATGAGGAAGGCACGCTGGTAATGGCGGCTCGTGACCGTCTCGCGTCTTCCTCATCTGTTGTTACTGATGTCGTCTCTGAGCGGGTCTTTGCCGGCTCATGGCAGACGGCTCGTGATGGTGTGCGCTCGCTAGTACGAGTGAATCATCTTGTGCCCTCGGCTGATGATGGCGCGTGGGCTGCAGGGCGCGGTGGCAAAAGCTTCACTGGTGCCGCCGCGGTCGCATACGATTCATCCTCCTCTACGCCTCTGACGCAGAACAGTGACAACGTCCAGTTCATCAACTGGGAGGAAAACGTCGACGTCATTAGGCTCGACACAAACTATCGCCCGATTGTGAAGGCGAAAGACAATATTTTCGATTGGGATGAGTTCAACAAGCTCACTGGGTCGTGGTGGGCGATTTCATTTGAGAACAACGAGCCGCCTCCTGGCTGGCGCTGGACCGGCGGAGCACCTCAGCACGAAACTATTAGTGGCAAGCTAGAGAAGCTGGGGCAGCGGGGTGTGAAGATCACTCACCGTGTGGATACCGTCAAGGGTGGGAATGGTAACACCTATTCTCTGATGGCTCCGTCACTCGGTGTGGGTACGCTGGGCCAGTGGGCGTGGGGTCGTCCGATGCCGATGCTCCGTGCGGATTGGGTTGTGACGTGGGAGAAGAAGCACTTCACGACGTATTCCCGTAATGGCGGCGCTGGAGTGTTTGTGCTCGATGCCGGATGGTATGTCACGGAGAAGGACGCGCGGAAGGTCGCTGAGGCGCTGGCTCAGGAAATTGGCACAGAGCGCATTACTTTCGATGCGATTTCGATGCTGTGGGATCCCCGTAAGCAGGTTGGTGACACTATCACGCTGAACGCTGGGCGGTGGGTTGCCGAGTGCATCATCACTGGTTCTCGTGAGTCGTGGGATGGTCGTGTCCCGAGCGCCTCATATGATTTGGAGGCGAAGAAGGTTATGGCTCTCGCCCGTGGTGAGGAAGTACCTCTGCCGCCTGCTGAGCGTCCTGCTGAAGAACAGAACCCCGTTAATTAAGGAGTAAAAATGCCCCCTGTGGCAGAACCGTCTGCACGGTGGTGTACCGTGCATGCAAATTTTGCGACGCATCAGGCGCTGGCTGGTTTGCCTGCGCTAGTGACCTCTGGTGTTGTGCTGTTCACCCCGTCCTGTGTGGCTCATGATGAGACCACCATTTTCACCCCCTGCGCCGTCAGGGGTTTTTTGGTTAATGGTGAGCTCCGCTCCCACCCGCGCGGTGGTGAGAAGGGGATCCAGTTGCTGGCTCCTGCCCGCTACACGGTGAAGGTCTCGGCTATTGGCGAGAGTGGACGTCAGGTAATTCTGGATTTGCTCACGCTGGATGTTCAGCCGGGGCAGGTCGTGAATCTGGCGGAGATGACCGGTGTACCTGGTGTGAAGGTCCCGGCGGCACCGGGTCCTGCAGCTCCTAGCGTGGAGAAGGAATGGGTAGCAGAAGACCTAGGCAATGGTCTTGCACGAATTGTGGAGAAGGAGAAGAACTAACATGGCAGAAGACAAGGTCGTATTCGATCGTCTCGTAATCGCGGACGAGCAGGGGCATCTACAGGGTAAGCCTGCTGAGGGTGTTCAGCAGCAGATTGACCAGGCGCTCGCCCCGCTGGAGAAGATCCCTGCTGGTGGCGCTAATGGTGAGGTACTGGCGCGCGCGAATGGTGACGGTACTCAGCTGGCGTGGCGTACTGTCCGTGACGGTGTGGATGGTCAGCCCGGCCGAGATGGTACTGATGGAGCTCCTGGTCGTGATGGTGTGGGTATCAAGCGAATCGAACCGTCTAGCTCGGGCGGCGCGACCGTCGTGATGACGGATGACTCGACGACTACGGTTCCGATGGAAATCAAGGCGCAGTGGACCCCTGAGCAGCAGGCTCGCGCTCAGGGATGGTGGCTGTCTTTCAATCCGAAGGACGCTGAAGCCACAACCCAGGAGAAGTACGGGGTCCCTGTCATTCATGCGGACGTGGCCAACTTGAACACGCCTATCCCGATTGTGCCGAAGTTTCCCGACGTTGTGCCTGAGCGCCGCCTGATTACGATTCCGACCCCGAAGCAGCCGGGTGTGACCTGGAAAATTGACGGTGTCGAAGCGGCGCCTGGTGACCATGTGATCCCTGGTGAAGACCGCCGAGAAATCATGATGGAGGCTACCCCTGAGCCGGGCTACGTGTTCAGCAGCAGTAAACTGTCGTTCCCCGTGGTGTTCGGCTCTCTGCAGGGCCGTACCCTCGCGATCAGTGAGGACCCGTCAAAGCGCACGGCTGGTACCGTGATGGTGCCGGCACCGCCTGAGAATGAGCGCGCGGCATGGGGTGGTAAGAAGAACCTCGGTTTGACGCCGAACAACGGTTTTGGCGGCCGAGAGGATATCAAGAGCGTCTTCGCGATGTACGGTACCGCGCTGGCTGAGATTGCCGGCAAGCAGGTCCCCAGAACTTGGGTTGTCACGGATGACCTGAAGTTGAAGCCGGTCGGCCCCGGCAACGCTGAGTCGGAGCTTCTCTTCACGGTCGGCACCCCGAACGCAACGATTGAGATTGACGTCGCAGAGGTGACGTCCCCCGCCCCCAGCCTGACGCTGGACTGGCTGCAGGACCACAGGTATGTCTCCGGTGGTCGCAGCTACACGGTGGGGCTGGCAGAACCAGGCCGTCAAGCCTCGATGGAATCAATGGTGGATGGTGTCGGTACAGGCCTGCGCGTCAATGCCGGCACCAGCGTCGGCACCTGGCGTTTCGAATTCCTCAACCTGTCCTGCACCATCACTGCCCCGTCCGGCGCCCGGGTGACTCACAAGTGGAGTCAGAACGAGGACAAGCACTGGGGTAGGGTCCTCGGAATCCGCGCATCCAACAACAACATGACCATCGGAGGATTCCGCGTCTACCTTGGACCCGATACCCCCCAGGTTGAGGACCGAGGAGCGCGAATCCCCTAATGTCTGCGTTCATTTTCGGCAAGACCCCTGACGCACGCCGTCACTCGATCGCCTTCAAAGCGTTCAACACTGAGACGAGCGAGTGGGCGCCCATTGGAGCCCGTCAGCACCCAGAGGTAGTGCTCCCCGGCCTGATGGACGTCGCAAGCTACGCTGGTACCGGCACCATCTGGCAGCGTGACATTTCAGAAATGCCGCTCGCCGAGAATTCTGCCGAGATGGCTGCATGGATGGAGAAGAGCAATCCAGACCCGTGGGGACGAACTGGCGACGGTAAGTTCCCCGGAGCCCCCCGCGTGAGGACAGGCACGAATACGTCGGCCAGCGGAACCTCTCCGATCCCGGCGTATCTTCTGGATTCGTCCCATCCTGACTGTCATTTTCAGCGGATGGAGGCGACGCGCGGTGTGGGGCTCACCCCGTGGGCTGCGCAGAATATCCTCAGCGGTATGATTCCGATGCCAGAGTTTGCGGAGCCGGCACGAATCGGTGACCGAGGCCTGGCAATCTGGGATGTGCACACCGGAATTGTCCGTGAATATTTTATGGTGAACCGTGCACGCGACGGGAACGGTTGGACTGCTGTCTCTGGCGGATTCTCCGTCATGTCGCCGGGCTTCAAGAGGATGGCGCAGGAGAACTGGGCTACCCAGTTGCAGCAGGGCTCCTCAGCCGTCGCCCGCATGCACAACACCCTGGGTTTTGTTGGCATCGATGAGGTCCGGTGCGGCCAAATCAATCACGCGCTGGCGTTCACCTTTGGTGCAGTGTCAAAGGGGAACCCGCCGTCGTGGCCGGCGCAGATGACGGATGGCAAGTCGCCTGCAAGTGAGGCACCGTCCTCGCCTGTACACGGCCAGTGGGGACGCCTGGCAGCAGACGTCGATCCCTGGTATAACCCCAAGACCGGGTTGCCGTATAATCCGCTGACGCGCTTGTTGATTGTGGCAGCGAAGAAATACGGCATCGTTGGAACTGATACTAACGCTTTCTGTCATGCCTTCAACTTTGAAGACGGTCAGACGGAGAAGGTATTCACGGGTGTTGATCCGTGGGATATCAAGAAGACTCGAATCCTCGCTGACCGTGTCAGCACGGTCGCGGTTGAGAGCAGTCTTCTGAATGCCTTCAGCGTGCGTGACTTCCCGTGGGACCGCACCGAATGGGCACCGCGCGACTGGGGCCGCCCTGACGTGGACTTCACCCCGCGTGAGGGCGGGGCTGCATGGCGTCGTGACCGTGACGCGCAGGAGGTGGCATCTTAGTGGCCCTTGGAGATTTCCCCCAAGAGATGTGGACCCTTGGGGGCGTCCTGATGGGCACCCTGATTCCTGCGGGGATGACGTTTATCAACGGCCGCGCGGCGGCGAAGCATGAATCGAACCGCATGCTGATTGATTCTCTGGAACGCCGTATCGCCGACCTGGAGTCCAGCCTGCGTGCGGAGAGTGCGGCCCGCAGTTCTCTAGAGGGTGAGATCAGGACCCGTGAGAGCGAGGCTCGCGAGAGGGAGGAGAAGGCACATGCGGCGACTGATCGCGCTCGTCTTGCGATGAGTATGGCGATTGCCCATATTACGAGGCTCTCAAACCATATTGAGTCAGGGTCTCCGCCGCCTCCGCCGCCGTTGCCGTCTGAGGTTGCGGATTGGGTCTCTACTGAGCTTTGGACATCGAAGCTCGGTGAAGACGGCAAAAGATAAGTAATAAAAAGAAAGGCTCGGGCGTCTCTAGAAGATAGAGATGCCCGAGCCTTTCTGCCTATGAGAAAAGAGGAAAACCATGAAGTACATTGACATTGCAGATTACAACGCCGTTTCGTTTACCCCGGATGACCGTGTAACCCTCGTTAAGAGCGGCGAAGAGGTCGTCGAGGTCCTCGACGAGTCGGTTGACACGATCGTGATTCATCACTGGGGCAACGATGGCCAGTCTTTCGAGCAGGTGTGCAGCTTCCTCCAGAGTAGCCCTAACTCGTCTGCCCATTTCGTGGTTGAGGCAGGCCGCTGTGCGCAGCTGGTAGACATCAAGAATGTTGCGTGGCATTCGGGCAACTGGAATGCGAACTTGCGCTCAATCGGCATTGAGTGTCGCCCGGAGATGAGCCCGGAGGACTTCGAAACTGTGGCTCAGGTGATTGCGGATCTGGAGGTTTATTACAACCGTAGCTTCTACATCAACGGTCACCTTGATTACTACATCACTGAGTGCCCTGGCCGCTGGTACAGCCGACTCGAAGACCTCATCCGCCGCGTGAACGCGATCAAGGAACGCAAGGAGGAGCAGGGCGAGGCTGTCCCCGCACCCCTGGACAAGGCGGAGGTTTCTGCTCTGCGTGCGTCGTGGGAGAAGCTGCAGAACGCTGTAGATGAGCTGGGCAAGGAGATTGATAATGCGTGACCTATCTCGCCGCCAGTATGCGGCCCTCCGCAAGGTGTCGTATGCGCTCGGCCCGTCACTTTCTGCAGTGCTGGTTGCCTTCGGCATCTGGACGAGTGACCAGGCGGCGGTAGTTGCCGGTGTTGTAACTGCGATTTTGCCGAACATCCTGGCCTTCTTCAACACCGACCCTGGCATGTACGAAGACCCCTCTGGTGATACATCTGCGGAGCCTGGCGGCTCTGCTGAAAGTGGCGAGTAAATAGCGACTAGCACAGTTTATCCCCCTTGAGTTCCGCGGAATATCAAGGAAGTTAGCCCGCATAGTAAACAAGGCTTTCTAA